TGTCGCGCTGCTGCCTTCATAAAAGCCGGTGGGGTTAGATTTACTTCCCGGACTTCTGGGGTTTGGTTTTCACATACGGCGCAATCTCCACAAAGGGCGCAGGGATCGAGGTCGGTTTCGCTTCTGTCTGCTTCGGTGCTGCCTTCGGCTTCGTTGGTTCTGGTTGCGGTGAGCTGTTCATCGGCAGCCCAGAATTGTTGGGTATTAGTGTCATCGTCTTCTCTTTCCTTATTTATCATTAGGTAACTGGATACTCACTGTTTGGGTCTTCGGGGTTTAGATTCGCTAGGTTTTGTAGCTGCACGCTTGGGACTCCTGTGTGATCCATAGCTGGCAAGCCCATAGCCTTTAGCACTTCTGATGGATCGAAGCCCACTGTGACCAACTGAGCGACCATAGATACGCGCTTGTCTTGCTCGTTGAGTGTCGAAGCATCCACATTGACATTAGCCAAAGGAACACGAACTGTGCTGGCGCTTGGATCCTCTATTTTGGCAAGATCCTCTAACCGGCGAACATCATTTATCGTCAAGAATCCGGCTTGAAGCCCTGTCGAATAAGCGCTCATCCGAGAGTTTATGTCTGCTCGCAATAGCCCATCTATGTTGAACTTCAAGAAGGCATCCCTGCCGTTAGGTGACTCAGCCAAAAGTGGCGAGAATGCCCCTTCGATCTTTTCGATTATCGGGCGTAGGCAGTGCGTGACCCAAGCCAAGTTGTTTTGCTCGACCGAGGCGTAGGAGTTAGTTCCCGGCAGCCCTAGTAGGTGAGGTGGGACATTGAACGCCCTAGCTACATCCTCAACCGCCATCCGGCGTGAGTCTATAAACTGTGCCTGATCGTTGCTGACAGATGTTTCTTTGTATTTAGCGCCACCAGATAAGATGCCGGTCTTGTGTGCGTTGCGGAAGCCCTTGTGCCTTGTGTCAAATGACTGCTGTAGGGCTTTCATTTCCTCGAAGGTTAGTTCTTCTGGGAACTCGATAATGCCCTGAGTCGTTGCGCCCTGACCAAAGAACCGGCTGGCGTAGGACTCTAGCGCCATAGCCAGCCCGAAGTTATCCTTTAGAGAGTCAATCCTGCTCACTCCGCGTAGCGTTCCCGGTCTAACCACATCAGGTATGAAAACAACATCCTCTGATGTCAGCACTCTTGGCTCACCTTCGACATGATACATAACTCGCCCTAACCCATTACGGCTTACGCGAACCTTGGCAGGATCCATCACAATCATGTTTACGATCTTGTTGTTCTTGCGGTAAACCCTCACAAACGCATTACCATCTAGAAGTAGCGATACGATTATTGCCCCATAGAAGGCTTGGCGCGTTGTGTCTACATCTGGCTTAGCGATCCACTCCGGTCGTGGTCGCATCGCAATCCTGTTACCATCTCGGCGGACATAAGCATCTAGGGGCAGTGTCGAAACTGTATCGCTTATCAGCGCAACTGCGCTAAAGATTGCATTGACCCTGAACGCGGTGTCTTGGTTTATGACTGTGCCACTTTGCGTGCCGACTTCCATATCGTCGCCGGATCCCCAGATGGTCTGGTAGGAAATGGATCGCTGCTCAAAAAGATTTCTCAACATTATGACTTCTCCAAACTAATGCCGAAAGCCATAGCCAAAAGACCTGCGACTATCAAACCGGCTGGTGGGAAAATTATACCGACTCCGACTGAGAATACAGTCGCTCCGGTCACTTGGATTATGTTTGCTAGCATCTCTACCTTCAAATGTAAAATTGGGGGACTTTCCGTTCTGGTTCTGGCTCTCTAGTCTGCAAAGCTCTGTCTACAGCTATGATACCAGCTACCGCTGCGTCTATCCTTCGCGGTGAGTGCCGGTGCTCTTTTACGATCCTCGGTCCATACTGATCCACCTTCACTATGGCGTTTGCCAAATGCCTTGTCACGAATGGGTTGCCATCGTGTTCGATCCTTTCTTCGGACACCTGCTCATAAAACTTTTGGCAAGCCGGCACCATACGCCTGACAGAAGTGGATGGATACTCCACGATTGGCACACCCTTTTCCTGCAACACAGCCATAGATCGCTGCCAACGGAAGGGGTCACACGCGACCTCTAAGGTCTTCGGATAATCTTGGCAGAACTTTAGGATTGTTGATTCAACCTCTAGGGAATCCACGCGCCACTCATCACCATCGCTGGGCTGCTTTTCCCAAGCCTTCACCAGAAAGACATACGGCTTTTCGCCTTCCGACTGGGGAACTCGGCAGCCAACAATAACTGTGCAGTCCTGATTGAACGATCCATCAAATCCCAACACATACTCCGCTTCCGGATCCAGCTCTTGTGGCTTAGCCAAGGTTTCCCAAGCGCCACTGGGCAGCCATGCATTCTGTGAGCTGACCCACTGGTTGCAACGCTTAGTCCTAAACTCGGCTTCCGGCGTGCGCCTAGCCATAGCCTCGAAGTCTTCGGTTGAATTTAGATCGCCGTATCCTGGGTTTGCTTCATTCCAAGTTTCCGGTGATAGGAAGTTAGCCTCTGCCTTTGGTTCCCACCACGCCATAAAAAAGTTCTTGTCTTCGACTTCTTTCCTAGCGACCTTTTGCCCATACTGATAAAGCGAATAAGCGATTGAGTCCCTACCGCTGTTGTCCGACTTCACGCCAGCAGTCGTTATCGAAAGCAACATCGGCTCACGCCTAGCACCCATACCCAATGCCATAACATCAAAAAGCTCGCGATTAGGACTGGCGTGAAGCTCATCAAATACGACAAAAGTCGGAGACAAGCCCTCCTTTGAAAATGCTTCCGCCGACAAAACTCGGTATGTGGATCCGGTTCCGAGGACTTCGATGGCATCCCTATAAAGTTTGGTGTTGGCGCTTAGATCTGGATTCCCCTCGATCATCCGCTTAGCTTCGCTAAACACGATACGCGCTTGCTCCTTTTCGGCAGCGCAAGAATAAACTTCGCCACCATCGTCACCTAAGAACAGCGACCACAAAGCAAGGGCAGATCCCAACGCACTTTTACCATTTTTTCTAGGCATCCCTACAAGGGCTGTCCGGTGAATGAGCTTGCCCCTTTCGTCTTGAACAAACAGCGATTTTAGCAATTCCTTTTGCCAGTCTCTAAGAACCAGCGCATCACCAGATCGACCGGCTATGGTGTCTTTCGTTTGCAGCCCATAAGCATCTATGAAGGCAATTACTTGGTCAGCGCGGGTCATGTCCCCATCTACAGGGGTGAGCCACTTAGGAGGCCAGCTAGACATCAGACCTCATTCCCTTTAGCTCTGCTAGTTTGCTTTGGCGTTTTACCTCAGCTAATCCGAGCCTAGTGCGCTCCGCTGGGTTTAGCCCCAGCTGCGCCAGATTCCCCACTATGGCTTTTTCAAGTTCCCTAAGCGCTCGGCGATCTTTTGGAGCGCTATCTGTCAAGACCTTTGCCCTAAGCGCACCGCGCTCGTCAATCATTTCAGCGGTCATTAGCATGATCTCGTAATCCGTTGTCGGGCTTATCCATAGCCCACCTATTTCCCAAACCTTGTTCCAAAATGCCAGCCCTTGCGTGAACAACTTCCGGTCGGGATCCGGTATCCCCAATGCTGCTGGGATAGAAACAATTTCTTTAGAGTCAGTCAATGGTCGCTTTCCGGGGTTTCCGATCGCCCTCTTTTGCTCGACCGGCTTCGGTGGTCTGCCTCTTGGCATTAGGGCTTTCCCAGCTTGATCTGGGTAATGACCTTTAGCCGTAGGTTTAGTATTCCGTTGGATTTGGTGTAGGTCTTAGCTAACTCAGGGTAAGCATCAGCTAATTCAAACAAAGCCTTTTGGTGATCCTGCTGACGATCGCTAATGCCCTTGTCTTTTAGCTCCGCATCTATGCCGCCCTCGGCGAAGTATTTGGTAATCGGGCAAAGGTAATCTATACGCACGACACTGCCGTTTAGGATGTAGCTGCGCAGGGTTGTCTCATAATCATCACCGCTGGATCCCTCTGTAACACGCTCGCCCATGATCGCTGGATCACCGGCGTAGTTTCCGTAGATGTTTCCACAGATGTATCTAAGCCCTACGGTGATCGTGTCTTTTAGGAAGTAGCCGTTGGCAACTGGGTTGATACCCCAAAGGCGAGCGCCGGATTTTTCGCATACGGTAAAGCCTATTTCAGCAAGTTGGTCAATCGTGCCTTCATAGTCCTTTAGCTTTTCGCCATCTTTTACTTGAATGTTGTAGATGTCATCATCTATGTTTAGTATTGGCGTGCCGGTGGCATAGTGCTTATGATAAAAGCGCTGGGCGTTTACCTTACCTTCTTGGGCGATCTCTATGTTGAACTCGTCACC